GTTTCGACGTACTACACACAAACAACATAGGGGACAAAATGCCAACGACAATCATAACTGGTCGCGATTTAGTCGTGACCATTGCAACCGTTAACTACGACGCGCAGGCGACCAGCGCAACACTTGCAAATTCACCAACCGTCGAGACTTACCAGACACTAGACGGCAAGGCTTACAAGCACATTGACGACCAGTGGACTTTTGACGTTTCAATGCTTGCAGACTGGGGCGCGACTGGTTCATTGTGCGAAGCACTATGGTCAGCATGCGAATCAGCACCAAACACAACACTTGCAGTTTCATTAACTGCCGTGACTGGTGCAGTGTTTGCATTCAACGTCATGCCAGTATTTCCAGCAGTCGGCGGGTCAGCACCTGACGCACAGACAGTTGACCTATCATTCATTGTGGTGGGAACACCTACTGAAACATTCAGTTAAAAACTACTAATCGGGAGACAAAATGAAGTTACCAATAACAATTGAATACAACAACGGCGACCAAATCACTTACACGGCGGCACCGCCTGAATGGGTGAAGTGGGAAAAGCAAACGGGTCACACCATTGCCCAGGCGCAAGAAAAGATCGGAATTTCCGACCTTGTCTTTCTTGCCTATCACGCCATGAAACGAGAAGCAGCTGGTAAGCCAGTCAAGCCAATCGAAGCATGGACGGAAACCATTTCCGAAGTGATCGTCGGTGAAGCAAACCCAAAAGCCACCCAGTCGGAAGCCTAAGTCGAATCGTGTGGGAAGTAGCCCTGGCAACGGGGCTACCGCCCAGCGAATTTGAATCAGCCGAGGACATTCTCACGATAATCGAAATTTTGGAAAGGCGCGCAAATGGCTAAGGAAGCAATTTCCTACGACAAAGCCGAACTGCGCGCCATTGTCCGTTCGTTCAAAGCAATGGACGATCAAGCGTTGGCGCAAGCCAAAGAAGCCACCAGCGAACTGGCAACTTTCGTTCAGGGCAAGATTAAAGCGGCGGCGTCAACACGTACCCGCAACCTGGTTGACAACCGCGTCGCTGACGGTTCAAAGGTTTCAAAATCTTCAAAGGTTGGCGAAATTTCATTTGGTTACGCTGGACAAAAACTAAGTGGCGGGGCAACAACTCAACAAGTTTGGGGTGGCGTTGAATTCGGTTCAAACCGTTGGAAGCAATTTCCAGTGTGGTCAGGTAGAGAAGGTCGGGGTTCACGCGGCTGGTTTATCTATCCAACACTTCGAAGCGTCCAGCCCGACATCATAAGAAAATGGGAAGAATCCTTTTCCAAAATAGTTAAGGAGTACAACTAATGGCTGGCAGTCGTACCCTTAAACTTTCGATTCTTGGCGACGTTGACAATTTAAACAAATCGCTGAAATCGGCAACGCAAGACGTTGACACGTTCGGCGACAAAATTGGCAAGACTGGCAAAATGATCGGCGCAGCCTTCGTTGCTGCTGCTGCTGCCGCTGGTGCTTATGCCGTCAAAATAGGCATTGAAGGCGTCAAAGCCGCCATTGAAGACGAGAAGGCACAGACACAATTGGCATTGGCGTTAGAGAACGCTACGGGCGCGACAACCGCGCAAATCGCCGCAACCGAACAATCAATTCTTCAAATGTCACTTGCCACGGGTGTGGCTGACGATCAATTGCGCCCTGCACTTGGTCGCTTGGTTAGATCGACGGGCGACATCACAAAGGCGCAAGATTTACTTTCAACCGCACTGGACGTTTCAACGGCAACAGGCAAACCGCTGGAAACAGTGGCAAACGCATTGGGTAAGGCGTACGACGGAAACACTGCCGCGCTGGGCAAATTAGGAATTGGTCTTTCAGCTGCTGAATTGAAAACAATGGATTTCACGGCGGTGCAAGGTCGCCTTTCAGATTTATTCGGCGGGGCTGCCGCACGTAACGCTGACACTTATGCGGGACGAATTGCACGCATGCAAGTCGCCTTCGACGAAGCGAAAGAAACAATCGGTTTTGCATTGTTGCCAATTCTTGAAAAAGTCATTAACTTCATCAACAACAATGCATTGCCAGTCATCAATGCATTTTCAGGCGCATTCAGCCTTAACGGCAACGGGCTTGGTGGAGTCATCACAACCGTTGGCAACATCATTACCAACATTTTCACGCCAATCATCAACGGCTTGATCAAAGCATTTGGTTACATCAAAAGCGCAATTGGTGACAACCTAGAAACTTTCAAAGAATTTGGCGGATACATTCAAACCTATCTTGCGCCAATTATTGGAAATTATTTGGGCGCAGCATTGACAATGGCAGGGCGAATTGCCAATGGTGTCATTGACGTCATTGCTGGCGTTATCCGAATTTTAAATGGTCTTATTTCCGGGGCAATCGCTGGAATCAACGCGTTAATTTCTGCTTACAATTCAATTCCATTTTTAGGCAACGTCAACAGAATCAGTGTCCCAACAATTTCAATTCCGTCGACAAGTACTGGCGGTGGCGGTGGCGGTGGCGGTGGCGGTTCCACAACAAAAATTGCAATTCCGTCGACAAGTACTGGCGGTGGCGGTGGCGGTGGCGGTGGCGGTGGAACGGTTGCGACTTCAACTGCTGGGGGAACGGGCGGCGTTGCTGCCGTGGCTGCTTCGGCTGCAAAAGCAATCACCAACATTGCAGGCGCATTTGATAATTTTACAAGTGGTACGACAACCCTTGCAGGAATTGAAGCAGCGTCAAACCGTCCGTTTTGGGCGGGTACTTCGGGCGTTAGCACAAGCACGCTTGCAGGAATTATGGCGGCTTCAGCACCAACAATAAACGTCACGGTCAATGGCGCAGTAGACAAGGAAGGCACTGCCCGAACGATCGTTGACACCTTAAACAATTCCTACTATCGCGGCACAGGCGGCGCAAGTAACCTGCAAATAGCATGACATTGTGGAATCCAGTTTGGCTTGTTGAAATTGACGGCGTTGAATACACCAACGCGGTTTTGGCAAATTTAACCATTCGAAGCGGTCGAACAAACATTTATGAGCAAGCACAAGCGGGTTATGTCAATCTTCAGCTGCTAGACGTAAATCAAATTGCAATCCCCGTGTCGATCAATTCAACAATTTCGGTTCAAATAAAAGACACATCAAACACCTTTGTTTCAATCTTCGGTGGCAATGTTGTGGACATTGGGTTGGAAGTACGTGACGTGGGTTCAACCATGTTTACGCAGACTTATTCGATCACGGCGTTGGGGGCATTGGCACGTTTGCCAAAAGCGTTGACCAACGGCGTGCTTTCAAAAAAGTTTGACGGCGATCAGATTTATGACATTCTTGCGGAAGTTTTGTTTAATACGTGGGCTGAAGTACCTGCTGCATTAACGTGGGCAACCTATGACCCAACGACAACTTGGGCAAACGCCGAAAATTCTGGTTTGGGTGACATTGATCGTCCAGGCAATTATGAGTTGGCAGCGCGTTCAAGCGAGCGAACCGACGTTTATTCGTTGGTTTCTGCATTGGCAACTTCGGGACTCGGATACCTTTTTGAGTCTCCAACGGGGCAAATCGGGTATGCGGATAGTACTCACCGCACCCAGTACCTGACAACAAATGGGTATGTTGACCTTGACGGAAATCAAGCCCGCGCCGCTGGGCTTCGTATTGAAACCCGCGTAGGCGACGTACGAAATTCCTTAACGATTAAATACGACGCGACCAGCAGCAGCGAACGATCAGCCAGCGACGCAGATTCAATTGCCCTTTACGGGACACTTGCCCAAATTATTGAAACCACATTACACAATGCCGCTGACGCAACAAGCCAAGCCAATTTTTACTTATCCCTGCGCGCCAACCCGCAGCCGATTTTTAGTGAAATCACTTTTGACCTTACAAACCCCGAACTTGACAATTCAGATCGCGACAATTTGCTGAACATTTTCATGGGCGAAGCGATTTCAATCAACAATTTGCCTGACAACATGGGGTCGATCTTTCAGGGGTTCGTTGAAGGCTGGTCGTTCCAGGCTTCTTACAACCAACTTTCAATTTCATTGCTATTGACCCCAACTGCCTATTCACTGCAAGCATTGTCCTGGGCAGACATTTCCAACACATTTACCTGGTCGGGCGTGTCGCCAACGCTTGACTGGGCACGTGCAACAATTATCACTTAACAAGGAGACAACATGGCAAACCCGACCACGAATTATGGTTTTGTTCTTCCAACGTCAAGCGATTTGGTCACCGACCTTCCCGCTGATTTTGACGTTGCATTGCAAGGCGTTGACACGCGACTGAAGGCATTGCAACCAGGCACAACGCTTGGCGATCTTGCCTATTCTTCAGCAACTGCCAACACCAATACACGCTTGGGCATTGGAAGCACAGGAAACGTTTTGACAGTTGCGGGTGGTGTGCCAACTTGGGCTGCACCTGCTGCGGGTGGTGGCATGACTTTACTATCAACGACTGCACTGACAGGTTCAAGCGTAACAATTTCAAGCATAAGCCAAAGTCACAAGCATTTGTTTGTAGTTGTCAAAGACATCTATTTGAACGGAGTTGATGACATTGGCATTCGTTATAACGGTGACAGCGGTTCGAATTATTCGGAAACAATGATTCGCAACATTGGCAATACGCTTACGGGTGTGAATACAGCAGCATCAAATTATTGGCGTTTAACAGTAGGTTCCACAAGCACATCTTGGGACAACCGATCAGCTGGATCTTTTTGGGTATTGCGTTACACCGACACCAGCAACATTGAATCAGTTTCATCAGGTAAAGGTTTTGAAGGAACAAATAAAGCCTTTTATGTAACAGAATCTCGATACAACGCAAGCGCAGCAATTACGTCACTGACAATTCGCTGCACATCAGAATCATTTAGTGCTGGAACAATCTACATTTACGGGGTGAGTTAAAATGGAAAAACCACAGGTCAAAATCGTTAATGCTGAAACAGGCGAAGAAATTGTTCGCGACATGAATGCAGCTGAATTGGAACAATTAGAAATTGACAAGGCTAGTGCGCAAGCGCAAGCAAACGAAATAGCAATAAAAGCCACTGAAAAGGCTGCATTGCTTGCCAAACTAGGTATTACTGAAGACGAAGCGAAATTGTTACTTTCATGATTTATCCTGACGGCACAAATGCACGGTTAATCGAAGTCGCGGCAGCTGAAGTCGGCACGGTCGAAGAAGGCAACAACCTGACCAAATACGGGAAATTTACAAAGGCAGACGGTTTGCCCTGGTGTGGAAGTTTCGTCAACTGGTGTGCAAATGAAGCGGGTGTCAAGATTCCGTCAATGGTTTCAACGGCGCAGGGCGCACACAAATTGAAGGAGATCAATCGCTGGTCAGGCATGCCGCAATTGGGCTACCTGGCATTTATGGATTTTCCACATGACGGCATTGATCGCATTTCACACATTGGCATTGTCGTCGGACTTATGGATTCAAAGACATGCTTGACGATCGAAGGCAACACCAGCGGGACAGGCGACCAGCGCAATGGCGGAATGGTCATGGTGAAGGTTCGTTCGTACGGTGAAGGTAAAGAGATCGTGGGTTTTGGTATTCCAAAGTTTGTGCCCTATAAAGGAGAATTTCCAAAGGTAGAAGCACCAGCGACATCAACTGCAAAACCTAAGAAGGAGACAAAAAAATGGAACAAGCCAAAGCCCTAGCAGCGTCATGGGCGCGCTCATTCATGGCAGCAGCACTTGCCCTATACATGGCGGGTGTTACTGACCCTAAGACCCTTGCAATGGCAGGCGCGGCAGCGGTTGCACCAGTCGTTTTGCGCTGGCTTAATCCAAACGACAAAGCCTTCGGTTCTACGGGGAAGTGAACCGCAGATTCGCGGCGGCATGGTTGGCTTGGGCACTTGCGCTAACCATGTCCGCATGCGGGTATCAGGGGTGGACACGTTATGAATGTCAAGAATTCGACAACTGGGGGAAAGCGCATTGCCAAAAACCGCAATGTCTCCCCACTGGAACATGCACTGACGACCTACTTGGAATTGAATCGGAACAGACCCGCACGCCGTAAGTCACCCGAAGAAGTCCACGCGCAGCTGATTTTGATCATTGGTTCAACCCTTGCTGCGGTGTTTTTGGTCGTAACCGTTGGAATAACCTACGCACTCATTTTCGTCACTCAACCAGTCAGCGCGCAAGCACCCAATGACGCAGCCTTTATCGATTTATTGAAGACCCTGGCAATTTTCTTGACTGGTTCATTGGGTGGCGTACTTGCTGGCAATGGACTTAAATCCAAACCGAAGCCGCAAGACACGCCGACAAACACGCAAGGTTCTTGACCGCGCGCCAATCATGCGTCACCCTGAGTTCAGGTGGTAGTCCTACCGCCAAGAATCGGGAGAATTCAAAATGGTACTTGATCTACTTGACCCGCAAACGCTGGGTCGTTTAGTGCTTGTCGTCATTCTTATGGTTATTTCAGCCGCTGCGGGATACGCAAAAGGCTTCAAAGAAGGCAAGCGCGAAGGCATGGCACGCCGTAAAGCAATGGTTCGTCACATGGCAAATAAGGCGGTCAAATAATGGCTGGCTTCCTGGACAACTACGAAGACGTAGCCACACGAATCAAGCGTTTTTGGGAAACACACCCAACTGGACGAATTGAAAACAACATCATTGAATTCAATGCTGAAAAGGGTTTCATTCTAGTTCAGACCCAAATCTTCAAAGAGTACGAAGACCAAAAGCCGTCGGCGATCGATTACGCCTTCGGCAACGTGGCAACCTACAACGTCCAAATGAAGAAATTTTTTGTCGAGGACACATGCACCAGCAGCATTGGACGTTGCATTGGTCTTTTGCTGGGTACGGACAAACGCCCAACCCGTCAGGACATGGAGAAGGTCGAAACGATCAGCACAACGGTTGCAAAATCAACGGCTGACGATTATGACCCGTGGACAAAGAAGTTTGGTGACGTGCCTAGTTACAAAACCGCAGTTGAAGCCGAACAGTCAGGCATTCCGTCATTGGGTTCATCAATGGACGAAATAGCCAAAACCCTGGGAGGGCAATTAGTCGAAGAAGCACCGCAATGCAGTCATGGTCACCGCATTTGGAAGCAAGCCCACGAAGGCGCACCAAAGAATTGGGGCGGGTATTTCTGCACTGAGCGCACAAAGGCAACGCAGTGCGCGCCTAGTTGGTACGTCCTAGCAAGCGACGGAAAATGGAAGCCCCAGGTATGAGCGACTTAGTGGAAATCATCTACCCACAAAACATGACGGCAAGATTGTTACAAAACGGTGAAGTGATCGCCGAATACAAAGTCGAGCAATGCGACGGGTGCGCTAAGTTGCTGAAACTTGACCCGTTTGGTTACAAGATCGGACAGGCAGGCGAAAAACTTGCCTGGTTGTGTGGTGAGTGTCGGTGAAAATGACATTGACCCGAGAAGAAGAAACGGTCTGCATGCTGGCAGCGGTCAAATTGCAGGTGGACAATCGTAAATTCATGGACAACCCACAACGTCACCAAAAGGAAATGGGAACGTTTGAATACCTGGTTGAATCGGCTGAAGCAATTGGCAGCGAATGGGTTGTTGCAAAATACTTCGATCTTCCATTCAATCCGTATGAAAACAAATTTAAGACAAAGGCTGACGTAGGCAATGCAATCGAAGTGCGCTGGACAAAGTACGTCACAGGGCAGCTGATAATTCATGAATACGATCGACCAAATGACATTGCAGTGCTGGTCACTGGTCAATCGCCCCATTACTTCATTGCAGGGTGGATTCCCATTGCAATGGCACAACGCCCAAAGTATCGACACAGTAAGCAACCAAACTGGTGGGTCACTCAAATTAATCTTCAACCAATTGAGAATTTAAGGAAATCCAACTATGGACAAAGTGCAATTTGAATGCAGAATCTGCAAGAAGATCACGGTTCAGCTAATTCACAAAATAACCGACAACTTGCCCCAGGGTGTCGAAGTAATCCAATGCACGAAGTGCGAAGTCATGGGGGTTGCACAGATAAGGGATTCAAATGCCAATCTATGAGTTTGAATGCACGGTGTGCAAAATCCGTGTTGAAGTGGATAAGTCAATCCATGACGAAAACCAACCAATCTGCTGCGGGGCAAACATGAGTCGCAGGTACTCAACTTTCGGCATTTCATTCAAGGGTCAAGGGTGGGGTCATCAATGAAAATTCTTAACCTTTACGCTGGCATTGGTGGCAATCGCAAGTTATGGGGCGACGAACACGAAATTACTGCCGTTGAATGGGACGCAGACATTGCACAGGTGTACAAAGATCATTTCCCGAATGACAGTGTCATTGTGGGTGACGCTCACGAATTCCTTTTGAATCACTTTAATACTTTTGACTTTATCTGGACTTCACCGCCATGCCAGTCACATAGCAGCTTCAGACAAAACATAGGGGTTCGCTATCGTGGAGTTCAGCCAATCTATGCAGACATGAAATTGTGGCAAGAAATCATTTTCCTTCAATACAATTTCGCAGGTAAGTTCGTTGTTGAAAACGTGAAACCCTACTATCCGCCATTGATACCGCCAACGGTTGACCTTCAACGTCACCATTTCTGGGCTAATTTTGACATTCCAGACGCAACGATCGAGAAGGACAACCTAAGAGCTGCACAGATTCCACAATTGCAAGAATTGCATGGATACAATCTGGACGGCTACAAACTGCCAAACAAACGTCAAGTATTGCGAAACTGCGTACTTCCAGCCTTAGGCAAGCATGTGTTCGATCAGGTGACATTATGAAAAGTTATCCACAGGCGTTATACACAGGGGTGCAAAAGGTGTGGGACACGCCCAACGCTATGCGTAAGTTATTCACTTCCTTGACAGGTGCGCTACGATCTAATCGCTTGAAGCGCGCCGCTGAGGCGGTGAGCGCGCGAGGGCGAATCGATCTAATGGGCAAGGTTTATGCCATAACGGCAGTGCTTTCAATAACGGGCATACCAGCAGGTGAATCAGCAAACTATTCAATAGATCATTTGAAACTTTATGCACATTCAAGGATTCTTGACTATAAGGAATTTCAGTGCTTCAACAAGATCATCACAAAGGAATCACGTTGGTCATACACTGCACGCAATGGCAGTCACTACGGCTTAGGGCAAATGAGATCGAAGCACTACCGAGACCTTGACCCATTTAGACAGATAGACGCTTCATTGAGATACATAACAAACCGTTATCAAACACCATGCAAAGCCTGGTCGTTTCATCAGGAAAGGAATTACTACTGATGAGCGCACTGAAGGACAATGGAAGCACAAACCAATGGCGAAAGATTCGTCAACGTATCCTTCAACGTGACGGTTACACTTGCCAGGCGTGTGGTATGGACGGCAATTCCGTCGATCACATAGTGCCACGCAGTGCAGGTGGGGGCGATCAGGACTGGAATCTTCAGACTTTATGCACATCATGCAATTCTGCGAAGGGTGGGGGTTTTTTTAATAGCACTAGGACAC